CGACATCGATTTGAAATCAATCAGCATTTGATATCCTCCGTCTCGTCGGACTTAAACCCGCCGACGTTGTATTGACGATAATGAACCCGCGCGCTGATCTCCTATAAGGGCTCGCAAATACGACGCCTAGATTTTGTGCACCAGATTACGCCAGCATACGCGCCGACCGATCGTCCGGCAAGAAAAAGCCCGCCGGCTCGTCGAGATGGGGCTGAAGGCGAAGGGGAAATGACGGCAAGGGCACGGATCTTTTGGACGCCTGAGGAAGACAACCGTCTGCGGATGCTTCTCGGGGCTGGCAAACCAATCGAAATTGTCGCCGCCGAGCTAAAACGTTCCGCGAAGGCCGTTAAGGCCCGTGCTTACATACTCCGAATATCGCTCAAACGTATAAAGCTGAAGCCGAAGGCGAAGGGGAAATAACGAGCGAGGGGGCAATGGCCAAAATGCTCCAATTGCTGTTCGATTGGGAATATCCGCACTGGATGATGATAGCCGGAGCCATCCTTGTGGCGGCCGGGTTTATCGGTCTTGCATTTCATCGAAACAGGAACGTTGAGCCGAATCATAAGCCGCCGGAAACGAAGGCGAACGGGAAACGAGATGGACGAGACTCGAACGTCGCCACTCCTCCTCCCCCTTGGCCATGGCGCCCGCCACCTGAAGCCCGCTAATAAATCCCTTAGCGCCCTCTCGCTCACGACTCGACTCCGTCCGCTCATGGTGATTGATTTAAACCAGTCAATGAGGGGGCGCGCTATGCCTGCTGCTGAAATCACCGCTGGAATTACAAGCGTTCGTGCGGCGTATGATCTCACGAAGGCGATGATAGCGAGCAGGGACGCTAAGATTCTTGCCAACGGTGCCCGTGATCTGCAAATGCTGCTCGGTGAGGCTGTCGGCAAATTCCTCGAAGCCCAGCAAGCGCAAATGGCGCAGTTGGATGAGATAGCGTCGCTCAAAGCAGAAATCGCTAAGTTTCGCGACTGGGAAACTGAGAAGCAGCGGTATGAACTTAAGAATATTGGGGCCGGGGCATTCGCTCAAATGCTCAAGCCATCGGCTCGCGGCGTAGAACCACCTCATTGGCTTTGCCCAACCTGCTTCGAGAACAGTAATAAATCGTATTTCCAGTATTCTACCCAATCCGGGTTTGGATCGGTTTACCGCTGCAAGGGCTGCGACGGGCACATAACCACCAACAACGAGCCTACCTGGCTCTGAACCAAGCGCCCTGCTATCGCTCATTTTTCAAATCCCCAACTCCGTTAAGGCGGGTTTCCAACATATCCATCCTCATCATTTCTGCCAACGTCCGAAGGTGCGCGGCGTAATCCCGGCAATGCACGGCAACCTCTTCCGGCTCATGCAGCGCTTCACGCTCCCAATGTGCCGCCTTCATTTCCAGATCAGCCATGATTTCTTCATCGGTGTATGTCGGCGGTTCGTAAGTCATCACACCATCAGAAGGCCGCGGCCTTCGTAAATCGAGCCATTGCCGGTAGGATCGAGCGACATCAGGTCCGTCGCGTTGAATGTCGCCATTAAGGCATCAATCTTCGCCGTGCCGGAAGCCTGTTTCGTAATCAGGATTCCGTTTGCCCTAGGCTCTACCTTGGCATTGCCGACACACCACGCCATCAAGGGCTGTGCGCCGTGCACGAATGACCCGTCCGCCAGATGCCTCTCCAGCGTCTTTATAGCCCGTCCTAGCTGCCATCCCTGAGCAATGCCGACAATCCGCTTCTTTTCGTTATTGTGAATGCCGCGCGTCGCCAGCGCGTCAAGCACCTGGCCGATACCAATCGGGTCAACGCCGATCGCGTTTTCATCAGGCAACAATCCGGCGCGGTCGATTCGCTCGATAATCGAAACCAGTTCCTCGATATCGTCGCCTACCATATCAACGATCGACATATCGCCAGCCCGTTCAAAATCCTGCGCTGCCGGCGCAATCGACTTTCGCCGCAATAAGGCGCCCGCATAAGCCCAGGCGCGCCCATGGTGTAACCATTTGCGCGTTACCTTCTCGCGGCCGATTGCAGCGAAGCCGAGCCAGTCATCAAGGCCGCCGCCGTCGATCCCGCACACGATAACGTCGCAACGTTCCAGCAACACGTCGAGCGTGACGGTGGAGTCGCCACACTGCTCCCAATAATCGCAGCCAACCCATCTATCGGACCTGAGCGCTAAACCGATTTCTATATTCAAATGCTGACTTGCCCAACGCCGGGATTCCTCTTCGCTGGTATCCTTGGCGGCCTGGAAATCTGCTTGCAGCCGTTCAATAGTGACGGGCCGCCCTAGGTTGGGATTTACCATCCACCAATTAGCCGAGTCGCTCCATTTTTCGGGATCTGAATTTATATCGTCAGGAAATTCATACAGCACCGGCAACATGGTGCCGTCGCGCTTGCCGTCACGGATCGCCCTGGCCTTGTCGAGTTCAGCTTTAAACACGCCAGCAGGCGGCCGCTCCGATTGCGTCGTGATGAATGTTAGAAAGCCTTCGGGCTGCGATATTAGGCCGCCGCGAAGCTGGCCTATGACGCGATCAGCGTTGGCATTGGCGGAAACGGTATGCAGCTCGTCCATTAGCGCGCCGGCCGGTTTAACGCCGGTCAACACGTTTGGGTCAAACGATTTGATCTGCAGCGTTGCGCTAGTCGGAAGATATGTAACTTTTTTCAGATGTGGCTGAACGTGCATTTCATCGCGACGGCTTAGGCGCGAGTCCGCCTCGATCATCCCGGCGACTTGATTGAATGCGATCTCGGCAATCGGCTGTGTGGGCGCAATCAACAGAAATTCAGCTTTGGGCCGCTCGTTTATCAACAGCGACGTGAGCATGAGTGCCGCGCCGTAAGATGTTTTACTGGATTTTTTCGGCACCAGCAAAAAGGGCTCGCGGACTTTCCTTTCCCCGTCGACGATTGAACCATGAAGCGCGCGAACGATATCGCGAAACCAATCGCCGGCCGCATCTTTCAGCAGTGGCTTTCCGGGAACGTCGGGCAAGCGCAGTTTGTCAAACACACGAACCGCCCGGTTTGCCGCAGCGTCATCAAGGGGCAGATTCGGCAGGAGTGATTGCCCGGTCCGAATTAGCTCTTGCCAGTTTGGCGATGCGAGATTCCACGCCATCTATTGTTTGCGCTCTGAAGAAAGGGGGCCAATCATGGATACAGTGCTCTCGCTTCTAGTCTCAGCAGGAATAATCGCCTTCGGCGTTTGGGTTGTCGCCGGGACGATCATTGCGGGCTGGCCTTGGGCTTGGCCGCTCATGGGACTACTTGCCGTCATAGTCGGATTGCTCAGTCTTTACGGGTCGGTTCGGGACGCCAGGGAACCTTAGGAATCGCTTTTTCGGCCTAAGCCGCCGGACCCATTCTCGTGCCGTCACGGCGCCGGCGTGAAGTCGGCTAGCGTTGATAATTCATCGAAGCTCACCATCTCGCCGCCTCTTCCGAGCGCGGCGTGTTCGCGAGCGGGGCGCCTCGGTTTCTATGTTGTCGTCAGCCATTTCTCGCAGCCCCTTTTCGTTGTTTCAAAATCCAAAGGTCATCGCAAATCGTGCCGTAATCGATTGCCGGCGTGGCTCTACCAGCGTCATTGCGGGCGCTCATTTCCGTTCGCGTCGTGCTCATCCTTTCACCTCATGCCGCAATCAAGAAATTATTGTTATGGTCAATCACGCGTCGTTTCCTCGCGGCTTCCTCCTCCGCCAAAGCTAGCGCCGCCGCCGCGCGGCAGTTACTCGCATTTCGCCGAGAGCGAACCAGAACTTGTCAACGTCGCCATTTTTATCGATGATATTCATGATCCAACCTCGTTACGTTTTCGCCTAGCCTGATCCAGCTGGATCACGGTAGCGCCGTCTGTGATCTGGCTATCAGCCACGATTGAGCGATCGCGCTCGCCTTCAGCGGCTGCGGCTGACGCGAGGGCCTTAAGTTCTTCTTCTGGAGCGCCCATTGCTCTTGCAATTAGAAATTTGCGCAGACTGCCTTCGGCATAAATGGTATTGAACGCGTACATCATCTTTCAGACCTCTGAAAATGCGGGCCGGGAGAGAAGAGCTGCTCCCGGCCCGTTAACAGCCCCAGCGATAGGGCGGTCTTGCGCGATGAGCATCGACGCAAAATCATACTCGATAGGCCGCCGCCCGAATTTTGCGAGCCTCAGCCATCCGCTGTTCACGCGTCATTGGGGCGGAATCGCGCGCTGCGGATTTGCTGCTGGATGCCGGCCCGACAACAAGGCATGACGAATTTGCGGGCACGGCACACACCGACCACTCGGTCAGTGTATGGCCGTCCAGGAAATCGATTCCCATGGGACGTTGCGGATCGCTCGTAAATTTGAATTTTCCGGGCACGAAGCCAACACTTGCACCTCGAAGCACTCCGGCCGCGATCATCCCTCGCACCTGATCGGACATGCCCGATATGCCGGCCGCCGGGAACATCACGTTCGCCATCAACTCCGAACCAGTTGTCCACGGCATTGATGACTGCCCTACTGGCAAGGTGCCGCTGTCATGGCAAAACAACACCGGGCCGTTCTTCGCAAAATTCTGAAACCTCCAGCCAGCAAGCTTGATGACATCGTACGTCAAGTCCGACGACTCATTGCTAATTTGGAACTGCCATGCCAGCGCGGTCGTATCCATCGCGCGCAAGGTAAGCGCCTTCGCCGGAGCGCTGATAACCGAGCCTTGAGAATCGAACGGTTTTACCTCGGCCGCATCGAGAAGCTTTCTTTCCGGGAGGCTCCAGACATACTGACGTATTTGCGCGGCGTGATCCGCAGACCAAAGAATGCGGGCGCCTCCTGCAACGCCCTTTATTCGCGTTCGAAGCGCGTCTTGGCGCAAAATATCAAGAATGTTTTCAGCCATTTTTAGCCCGTTCAAATTCAGCGCGGGTGGCAATGCCGTCAGCAATCAGGCGCTCGCAGGCCCACTTAACCTCCTCATCACTGTCGCCAAGGCCGAGTAGCTCGACGGAATCGGTCGATAAATACCCGGCGCCGCCGGCTGCTATGATCTTCTCGCGCAGTCGTTCGCGCTCGCGATTGCTTTGCTGAAGCTGTAGCGCGAGCAGCACCCGCTTCCGCTCAACTTGAGCAATCTGATCGAAATGGTCACTCCAAATTTGAGTAGCGCGTTCGATGCCGAGTTCTTGCGAACGCGAACGGCCGATCTTCAACGCGCGGTCGATCACATCGCGCTCGGCATGTAAAGCCGAGAGCTGAGACATCGGGCGATCGCGCGATGCAACGAACTCCGCGCCGCCGAGGAGTGCCTCGGCCTGCGCCAAATCTGCACTTACCTCGGGTCTAGTCGCCGTCGTCTTTTCGAGCCCAATAATTTTCTTCGTGAGAACATCGCGCCTTGCTTCGAGTTCGCGTAGGCGGTCGTCCAAGACGGCGAGAACGTCGCTGCCATCAATCGGTGCGGGTTTAAGTTTTCTAAGGGTCATATTCATGCTTCCCCTTCTACGGGATGGGCGCAACGGGGGAGAGCATTTCCCCCGTTTTTGTTTTCGCGGAGTTTCTTTCGAAGGCGATTAGCGATTGTGTTGACCCTAGTCTTGCTGGCTTCGGCTCCAGCGATCTGCCGCGCCACGATGCTGGCAGCAGCGCGACGGCGGGCCGGCGGATACCCAGCGATGCGCCGCAGCGCCTCACGGTCATCGACGGCGTGGCGACCAAGCTTAATGCCGCGAATGACCGACGCTGCAAACCGGTACTTATTTTGACCGGTGCGCGCGCAAAGCAGATCAAGCGCCGCAGTAAGCTCCGCATCGCCACTGTCGCGCTGCGCCTCAAGCACAGCAGCGAAGATGGCTTCAGCAGTGGAGTTGTGAGGATCGTCCATGTCAGTTCGGCCGCCCCCCCGCCGGTCGCCGATCAAGCA